GTGCAGAAGTAGATGTGCGTTATACAGGTATTATCTTAGACGACTTTGAATCTGAATTAAATACTAAGACACCTGAAAGGCGCAATGAAATTAAACGATGGGTCGTGTCTACTATTTACCCTGCACTTGAAGAGTCACCCGGAAATGAAGGCTGGATATGGCTTTCCGGTACTATTGTACATTTTGATAGCTTTTTGCAGATGACGTACGATGGATTTAAAAAAGCAAAGACAGATAGCCGGTCATATCCATGGGATGTATTCTTTCACAGTGCTGTTGAAGATGGGAAAGCTTTATGGCCAGAGCAATGGAGTGTAAAAGCTTTAAACGCTAAAAAAGAAGAGCTTGAATCTATAAACAGACTTTCTGTGTTTTATAGAGAATATCAATGCGAAGTTGTTGGTGACGAAGATCAGTTGTTTAAAGAAGAATACATACAATGGTGGGATGGAAGATTAGAAGAAGGAGATGAAGACCATCATATACTTAGTATTACAGAAAAAAATGGAGTTAAGTATAAAGACCCGATAAAATTACCTGTTTTTGTTTTTATGGGAGTTGACCCAGCTTCTTCGACTAAACAAACAGCTGACTATTCAACAATAGTTTCTATAGCAGTAGATGCAGATAACAATAGATATGTTTTACCTTACTACAGAAAGCATGCAAAGCCAATGGCTTTAGCTGGTGCAATACTTAGTCAGCATAAAATGTATAATCCAAAACGTACCCATATAGAGAGTGTCGGGTATCAAGAAATGCTTAGAGATTATTTACGTAATCAAGAAAGATACATTGCTGGGCTTGAAAAGAAAATAAACCCAAGGACTTCTAAATCCAGCAGGTTAGAGACGATGGAACCTTATTTTTTTAAAAAATCTGTTTTTTTAAAAAAAGGTATGGAAGAATTACGAAGCGAGTTACTTATGTACCCTAGAGGTAAGCATGACGACTTATTAGATGGATTGTACTATGCAATGTTAAACCTGTATAGACCTTACACTAAGTCTACAGAAGATATTACAAAACAAGAAGCTAATCAGCCTTCTCAACAATTCGATTGGGCTGTTTTATAATAAATGGAACTTTTTTTAAAAAATTTACGTTAAAAGGTCTAACTAATGCCCAGTAGTTATAATAAGAAAAAACAATCTGTCTTAATGTCTGGAAAGATGAAGGATGCTCTAGGGTACGAAACTCCGTCAGCTCCAGAAGATAAGACCGTCCACCCTAAAGTAATTAAGTCTCTAGAGCTTTTAGAGCACTACATGAACATGCGAAATGAATGGGCAACAAAATTCAGAGAAGCTGAAGAATTTCGCAATGGAATACAATGGAGTGCTTCTCAAGTTAATGAACTAAAAAAGCGTGGACAAACGCCTATTGTAGTTAATCGCATTCATCCAGCTGTTGAGACAGCTAAGGCGATGTTAACATCTCGCAAGCCTGAGTTTAGGGCTACAGCTCGAGAAGATAGTGATCGTAAGATTGCAGATGTCTTCTCATCTTTATTCCAATGGATGTTTGATATTAGTGCTGCTGAAGTAGAGTTAAAAAGAATGATTGATGATTATTATGTTGGCGGAATGGGTGTTCTGCAAGCATATCAGGATCCTAATGCAGATATGGGTAATGGAGAAGTATGTCTAAAAGCGCTTT